GCTTCCCATGATGCCATCAGAACTGAAACATCGTTCATGGCATAGAAGAACGGGTCAGGGCACAACAGCGAAACGGTATAAGTCCGTGCGCCGTCCTCGCCGGTGCTGTTGAGGCTCTCCACATAGTACTCGATCTGTCTGACATTAGGATCTTCAGAGAAGACCAGCTTGCCACTCTCTCCGGATTTGAACAGCGCATGAAGCAGATCACGGTTGAACACGTGGTCATCGTTGTCCTTCAGAGTAAGCACAATATTTCGGATCTTGGCGACACTTCCCTGATAAGCACCGCCGTCTGACATCGTGTTTTGGCTGATCGTGACTGTGTTGTCTGCCAGATAAGCGCCTTCACAGTCAACCAACAGAAACGGAGTAAATCCCCTTTCTGCAAAGGTAAGACTTACTCCGTCCTTATTAGTGCATTTAATTGATCTATTGTTCATACTCCGCTCATCCTCAGCGCCAGCTGCTGCGTGGCATTACGTGTCTGCCGGGCAACTTCCCAAGGCGACAGTTCAGTCGGTGAATTGATCGTGATGTTCTGTGTGAAGCCGGTGCCGACTCCATAACCGGTGCCGTCAATCGCTCCGGAAAGCCTCAGTGACGGGTCATTCAGGTCCACGTAAGACTGCACATCACTCAGGGCATCCTGCACCATATCCATATTGGAAGTGATACCTTTTGCGATACCGGCAGGAATCCACTGACCGACTTCTTTTGCGAAAAGCTTTGAAGGTGAAGCGATACCGAAGAAACTCTTTACTCTGGAAGTCAGAGTGCGACACGCTTCGATTGCAGTGCCGACAAGACCAGTCACAGCGTTTGCAATACCCGTAGCAATACCGCCGATGATGTTGCTTCCGATGCTGGAGAAGTCCACATTGAATGCTTCTTTAATAGCACTGATGACATCGCCAATCTTTGCGGTCACTGTACTGATCGCATTTCCGATTCCAGTGACAACGTTGCTGATGATGTCGGAACCTTTCGATTTCATCGTTTCCATCGCATTGGTGAATGCGTCATAGATGGTTTGTATGACATCACCAATCTTTGATGCTACCGCAGCAATCTTGTTGCCGATACCGGTGATGAGGTTTGCAATAAGCTGCATACCATGATTCAGCATCACGTTCCTGGCATTGATACACGCATCGTAGATCGTTTTGATGATGTTGGCTATTCCGCTTATGACATCTGGAAGCTTGCTGAGGATACCCATGACAAGCTTGAGGATTAATTCAGTACCATACTTCAGAAGCTGCGGCAGTGCAGCAATAAACGCTGCAAACACGTTCCTAAGAATCGTATTGATGGAAGCCAGCACATCCGGTGCTTTGCTCATGATGCCGTTGACCAGCTTCAGGATCATGTCACCGCCCTGCTTCAGAATAGTCGGAAGCTTGCTGATAATCGAAGTTAAAAATGTCGATATAAGTTCTGTCGCACTGGTGCCGACTGCCGGCATGTTACCAGTGATACCGGCTACCAGATTGCGCAGCAGATTCATGCCCTGCTCTTTGATCATTGGTACAAGCGCCGTCATTGCAGCACTCATCGCCGGTGGAATGGCTGCCATAACGTTGCCGACCATCGGAATAAGGTTATTGAACAGGAAAGCACCAACTGAAGAAATCAGATTGGTCATGGCTGCCTGTACATCTCCGCCGGTGGACAGTGTAGCCAGTACGTTTGTGACAGCTGCCTTCATGGCTCCAAAAGAGCCAGAGAACGTTTCAGATGCTTCTTGTGCTGCAACTCCAGTTAGACCAAGGTCTTCCTGTATGACATGGATTGCCTCATATACATCACCAAGGTTGTCGATGTTGTATTCAACACCCGACAGCTTCGTTGCGTCCTTCAGAAGCCGTTCCATCTCGGTCTTGGTACCACCGTAGCCGAGTTTGAGGTTGTCCAGCATCGTATAGTTCTGCTTGGCAAAACCTTGATACGCTGACTGAATGTTCTCGATCGGTGTGCCCATCTTTGCAGCGTTGTCAGTCATATCCATGATGGCTGTGTTGGCTGCTTCGACCGCCTTCGCTGTATCGCCCTCAAAAGCCTGTTTCAGCGATGCACCGAAGCTGACTGCCTGCTCAGCATAGTCATTCGCTGATATACCAGCTTTGGCTGCTTCCATGGCATATGCCTTAGCTGCGTCAGCTGCGTCCCCGTACAGTGTTTCAAGACCGCCGAAGGACTGCTGAAGCGCTCCGCCTTCATTGAGTGCTGCCGAAATGCCTTTGGTGATCGTTGCGCCGATACCAGCTGCAACCAGTACATTCTTCAGCTTACCGGCAAGCGAATTACCGGCTTTTTCTCCGGCTTTCTCTCCGGCTTCCGAAGCATCATTGTTCAATGCATCAGTCAGCTCGTTTTTGATTCCTTTAGTTGTTGGGATGATCTGAACATAACCTTTTGCTATATCAGGCATGTCATCACCGTCCTTTCAGGATCTTATTCCTTGCTTCCCAGAATTCTTCCGGTGAAGCGTAGGAAGCCACTGCCTTGCGTTTCGGCTTATCCGCCAAAATCATTTCAGCAATAGACTTCGGTCTGTTTCTGTTGTGCTGGCCATCTTTGGTCTGCTGCCAGATCAGTATTCCGAGCCGGTCAACCGCATAAGCCAGCAAGAGTATGTCATCCGGAGCTTTCGCCCCGCTTATTTTCTGTTTGATTCTTGAATTGTCCCTTAAACCGGAAGCAAGGACAGCGATCAGCGATGCTGGTCTGCTGTCCATGTCATAAATTCCGTATGTCTCAGCCAGATCGCATATAAGTGCATCTCTGTCTGTGCGGATCATTCCGGCAAGGGTTAAGAGTTTTTTCCGAGTGTCCCCAGTGCTGTGAACACTTCGCTGACGGTGTCGTTGACAGCCTCAACCGGCACTTTGCCATTCTCGTTCCGGAGATGATCATACAGTGCTTTCTTCTGTTCTTTGCCGAACAGCAGTGTGATGACCTTAGTCAGTGCAATCGGATTGGACTCGATTTCGGAGAGTGCTTCGAACAGCTCCATATTGTCCAACGCATCGTCATCGACTTCATAAACGAAGCCATTACTTGTCTTACCCTTCATTGTGAATTAACCTACGCTGTCTTTGTGTATTCGTAGGATGTGTTACCGGCTTCATCCGGCAGTGCCGTGATTGTCGGATTGTATCCAACCGGCTCGCCATCGACATAAGTGATGTCGCCCATTTCGCTGACCTTTCCATTCGGCACAACGATTCTGCTGATTGCTCCGTTATAGAGCAGTTCAAACACAAATGCGTGTGCTTCCAGTTCTTTGGAATTGACCTTTGTGGTCATTCCGTCAGCCAGGGAACCTGTTACGTTCGTGTCACCAAATGCGACCTTACGTACTGCCTCACGCATGACTTCGATCATCGTGAAGCTGAATGTTTCGGCATAATCGGTCTGTGTTGTCATGACCGTATCACCGCCCCAAGCCTTGATTGCGTCGGAATCTCTGGTGATGCCCTGTGTCAGACCATCTTCGGAGATGTAACCGAGTTCTTCGAACGTTTCATCCAGTGGTGAAACTGCATCTGTCGGAAGCGTTGTTCCTACCGGCGCAACAAAGATTGCACCGCCAATCTTAGGCTTTCCGGCTGTTACGTTGTTTACGTTATTCGCCATCTGTTTTCTCCTTAATAATGTGTAATGTCAAACACCGCCTGATAGCGGTATCTCTTTGTTGATTCATCCGTGAAGTTGTAATCACTGTTTATATCGACTCTGGTGACCTGCGCAAGCACGATCGCATTCAGCATGACGGTCTTCACTTCATCGTTGAGCATGGCTGCTTCATAAAGCGAATCAGCGTAGGACTGCACTGCAACCGTTGACTGGTAAAGCCTGTTTGTCAGACTCGACCCAGTCTTTTCGACTACAACGAAACGCTCCGGCTCATCAGAAGGATTCGGAACGTTCGGCATCTCCATATAGACCGGCACTGTCAGCTGACTCGATAAGTAATCATAAATAACTTTCTCAATAATCATTCGTGAAGTGCCTTCAGCAAGGTGTTGTTCTTGCTGTTGTCCTTTCTGGCTGATGCTGTCTCAGCCCATACACGCCCAACGGCTCTGTTACTTACTTGAACGTTTGATTCATACCCGGCACCGACATTCCGTGACACCGCAGCTGTCACTTCCTGCACACGTGCCTGGATCTCCGGAGACTTCAGCAGTTCACGCACTCCACTCTGTATAAGTGTGACTTTAATCTTACTCATACCGCTCGCACTTCACTTTCTTGTGCCAGCTCAGCGGAATGTTTGCCTCAATACCTTCGACCGGAATACCAAACGTTCTGAACTTATGACCGAAGAATTCCACAATCTGGTCTTCCCAGTCATGCGTGTCGCCTTTAGGGATTCCCAGAACGTACGTGATCATTCTGCCTGTCATGCTCAGCTCGTCTGTTCTTTCTGCCGGTGTCGGCTCTCCGATCAGAACGTTGTCGACCGTCTCAGCCACCAAGTCATAAGTTGGTGCGCCGAATGCATCCGTGCCTGTCTGTGTCTTAGTCCATAGTGTAACGGTTGCTCCAGTTATCATATGGCTCCAAGACTCCGTATCTTTGCCGTTTAAGACCTAAACGCTTGAGGTCTGACGGAAGAATCGCATTGCCGATGCCACCGCCGGGGACAGCATAAGTACCGCTCACTGAGTAGCCAAGCGCAGACTGTGACATCTGCGTCATAGGTTCGCCGGTTGTGCTCTGGCGAAGGACTCTGCTGACCGCAGTTACAAGCACTTCCTTTGCTGCCGAAGCTTCTTCCGGAATTTCTGCCACCATCTGGTCAAGGTCTCTTCCGACACGGTACGCATATAAACGCAGTTCATCAGAAAGCAAAGGAAGCAACGCAGTTGCCCGTGTTACTTCCTCTGGTGATAAAGGTCGAAACAGAGTGATTACATCTTCAACTGTTGCATAAGCTGAAGACATATGTTTCACCTCGCTCAATTAGTTGGTACTGTCGCTGCCTTTTCTTCATCCGTGACATGACCGTCTTCGTACAGGTTAATCAGTGACGTGCGAACCGACATCTCACCAGTGTTCAAATGAATCGAGTAGCTTGTAAACGTCACATAATTGCCTGTCGCACTCATATTCACGGTTACTGATGCGATGTCCCGGTAGTCTGGTGCATCACCCGCCTTAACTACAGTGATACAAGCTCCGCGAATGTTTGCGGCGTCTTCATACGCTGTGTCGCATGATACTGACTCGTCATCCTGCAGAGTGAACGTTACAACAGGAAGCACACCGCTTTCGATTCGGTTCATATCAACGGCTGTGATAATATCGCCTGTTACCCATGTTTTTGTCATAGATTTTCTCCTTAGTGGATTTTAGCCGACAGCTGATGTGCCGACAATCGCACTACCGACCACTGCGGTAGCTGAGGTCATTCCCCCACTACGCTTGCGAACCAAGTCGGTGCAAGGATGCCCCAACCGATGTATGCTTCTGCTCTCAGATATACCTGATTGTGTCCCTTCAGGTCGCCAGCCTGTGCATCGTTGTCCGGGTTACCGTATTCGATAACTTCCAGCGGAATCTCTTTCGCATATCCCCAACGGAATGCAGAGAAGTCGCCGACATAAGCCAGAGCAACATCGCCTGTAGCTACAGTGCCATTGACTGCAAGAGTCATTGCACCGAGGGTCTCCGGATGTGCACCGAAGCTGAATTCACGGTACAGCGGAGCACCATCAGCCTTCATGGCAGCCAGTGCTGAACGCATAGCCGGAGCGATTGCGATACCGTTTGCAGTAGCGCCTACAGTGTCAATCTTTGCAATAGCAGCATCGATGTTTGCGTCTGCTGTAGCTGCAGCATAGGTAATCTTGTTTGCGTTCGGAATCTGAGCATCGAGGTTGTTGGTGCCAACAACTGTGGAAGCAGTGCCGGTTCTCGGATTCAGTCCATGCATTGCAGCAATATCGAAGCCACGTGCAAACTTCTTTGCAGCGCCTTCAGCGAATGTGCGGAGAATATCCATACGATATTCTTCGGAACCGTACAGGAATTCATCAGAAACACGGAGACCATACTCAAACTTTACCGGGCGAATTACTTTCGGTGCAGCTACTCCACCGCCATTGCTCTTTGCGTCATTCTCGCCGACAATGTCAGCTTCTTTGTCCAGGGTGAAAACCATTTCTGTTGTGCCGTTGAACGGAATCGGGCGCTGAGCGGAAAGCTTAGCCAGAGCGGATTCGCCAACAACTGCGTTGAACATTTCTTCAACGATCTGTGTAGGAAGATTTGTTCCTCTTGTGATTACGTTTGCCATTTTTTCCCTTTCCTTACCGTTTAGGTAGCTTTTCAAGCACTTCTTTCAGTGCCATGTCTTTGGCATCTCCGGATGCCTTTTCTGTGTTGCGTGTAATACCGAAGTTTGTGCTGCCGGTCATACGTGACAACCGTTCGGCACTTTCGCTGATGGTTTTTTCATCTTCACCCTGCAAGAACTCAACAGCATCATACGGAAGATTCTTCTCATGTACGATTCTGCTCTTGAGGCTTGCAACCTCATAAGCATGAATCTGACCGGTCATCTCCTTGAACTTCTTGTCATAATCCGCATACTTCTTCA